GATTTGTTCGGCTTTGAATTCTCCTGCGATGACTTGTTCACAGGATATTACTTTTTATGAAGAACACAACAACTGTCCAACCTGTGAACAAGTCATCGCAGGAGAATTCAAAGCCGAACAAATCATTGAACGCAAAACCAAAGTCACTACTCAACGGCAAGGCCTTGAGGAAATTGCAACACAAATTGCTCAAACAAACAGCCGAATAGAAGAAATACACAATATCATTTCTCATGTTTCGGATCACAATAACGAAATTGTAAAACACAACTCAACCATCTCGGCTGTAAACAAATACATCAGTAAGATACAAGCCGAAATTGAATCTCTTTCTATACACAAGGATACAATCGAAGAAGAAAATGAGAAGCTGAAAGAATTTAAAGCTGAGTTAACATCATTGATGGACATTCAAGAAAAACTTTCGATTGAAAAACAATACTTTGAATTTGCCGGATCATTGTTGAAAGATACGGGTATTAAAACAAAGATTATACGCCAGTATTTGCCTATCATGAATAAGTTGATTAACAAGTATTTGACTGCTATGGACTTCTTTGTAAATTTTACCATCAATGAATCATTCGAAGAAACAATCAAATCTCGACACCGTGATGAGTTTAGCTATTCTAATTTCTCCGAAGGTGAAAAAATGAGAATTGATTTGGCACTATTGTTTACATGGCGTCAAATAGCCAAGTTGAAGAATAGTACCAATACTAACCTTCTGATATTAGATGAGGTGTTTGATTCAAGTTTAGATGGCGTTGGAACAGAAGAATTTTTAAAGTTGATTCATGAAATGGGAACAGATACCAATGTGTTTGTTATTTCACACAAAGGCGATCAACTGTTTGATAAGTTTAGAAGTATAATCCGGTTTGAGAAGATAAACAACTTTAGTAGGATAGCAAAATGAGTGAAATGATTACATTCAATACCGATGAAGCGGTAAAAGATACTCCACATTTAAGGCAAGAAACAGTATATGAATTGGTGCCGGAGAATCATCCAATATTGAAACAAGTAATGCCTTTATGGGACTTCAAAAACCCACCAATGAATCCTATTGAGATAGCATCCAACTTGGTTGATACTTGCCGTAAACATAAAGGTTATGGATTATCAGCCAATCAATGTGGATTACCATATCGACTATTTGTTATGGGATATGATAAAGAATACATGGCATTTTTTAATCCAAGGATCATTTCAACCGAAGAAGATTGCCACATGATAGAAGGTTGTCTATCATTTCCATTTTTAGGATTATACATCACCAGACCTAAAAAAATTACGGTTGAGTTTGAAAACTATAATGGCAAAACAGAAACGGCAACTTATGATGGTATATCTGCTCGTTGTTTCCAACACGAGCTTGATCATATGAATGGAATAGTGTATACTAGTAAAGTAAAACCAATGGCATTACAGTCCGGTATGCAGAAACGTAACAAAATATTAAAGAAATTGAAACTTAAATAATGGCAACACCAATTGAGTTTGTAGAAAAACAATGGGATGAATGGTCGTCATCCAATCCTGTTGAAAAATTTGAACACATCGATGAAGGACATATGAAAGAGGCTCTGATTAAGGACCTAACTTATGCTTCACAAATGGATGTTCGTGAATATACTTTATACCAAAAGTGGTGTGAAGTAAAAGAAAGATATCCGGTTCAAGAAGTTTCCACTTTGTTTGGCCAAGAAACTCAGATGGTGGATCCGGAACAAAACAAATTAGTTGATAAAGTTAAGAAGAACTTTTGGGTACCACAAGGTCCTGATGATTTTGAAAATCTAAAACCTAAGATGGTCCTTTCAAATGGTCCTGATGCCGAAAGATGGAACGCCATTCGTACCTTTTCTTCTACAATGAAGAATAATTCTAACATCGGCCGTAATCTATTTTATGTTTTAACTGATGAGATATCAGGTAAGTATCTTGGAGTTATCTGTATCTCCTCAGATTTCCTGGACTTGACTCCAAGAGATAATGCAATTGGATGGTCGAGAGATGTTAAGACACAGCAACACATGATTAATCATACAGCAATTGGATCCACCATCGTTCCGTTACAACCACTAGGTTATAATTACATGGGTGGTAAACTATTGGCGCTGATGTGTTTATCTGATACCGTTCAAGCAGATTGGAAGAGGCAATATGGAGACACTCTTGTTGGCGTTACTACAACGTCACTCTATGGAAAAACAAAAGCCGGAGGGCTTTCGCAGTATGATGGCCTTGAGCATTGGAATCCTATGGGTTTTTCTTCTGGCTCGGTGGCTTTCGAACCATCCAGACCAACCAAAAAATTAGTGTTTGATTGGATTAAAGAAAACTATACTCGTAAATATTTTGAATGGTGGGAAGCCAAGAATACACAAGGTCTTCCACTTAAACGTGACCACAAGAATCGTTCATTAAATTTTGCATATTCTAAACTGCAAATACCAAAAGAATTGATTCGTACCGAACATCAACGTGGAATTTATTTTAGTCCATTATACAATAATACTAATGAATTTCTCCGTAAAGAAATTACTGATGAATCTCTGGTAAAATCTTTTGATACTTCCGAAGAAGCTTTAACCAATATTTGGAAAACAAAATATGCCAAAGGTCGTATTCGGCAATTACAGAAAAAGAATACTGTTTCATATGAAACCTTATTCTATGATGATTTGATTTATCTTTCGTGGGAAGAAACGAAAGCGAAGTATTTGCCACAAGTTGGCAGATGACCAAGTATACCACACATATACTTGACACACACACATACATATGTTATGATGGTGTTCACTTGCATCACGCAAGGTATTTTATTAACTTACTATGGAGTTTTACATGAAAAAGCAATTATCCGCTAAAGAAAAAATGTTGGCAACCTTAAAGAAATCTGAAGGCTACAACACTTTCACCACCGCTCAAGCTCAAAGCCGTTTCGGCATTAGCAATGTTTCGGCACGAATTGATGAACTGCGCCAAGAAGGCCATTGCATCTACACCAACACCAAAACTTTGGACAATGGTCGTAAGATCAAGTTCTATCGTTTAGGCACACCTTCCAAGGCTTTGGTTCGTGCTGCTTTAAGTGCTGGTTATTCTTTTACTGCCTAATTTGTAGGTAGCACCAGAGGGGTTCGCTGGGAAGCGATACTCCTCTTTTATTTTATCATTCGGAGAGCAGATGGAAATTTCAATTAAAAAAGAAGAATTACAGAAAAAACGGCTTTTCGTGGCTACACCGATGTATGGTGGTCAATGTCATGGCCTCTATATGAAAGCTTGTTTAGATTTACAATCGCTATGTATGGCTTATAACATACAAATCAAATTCTCATTTCTATTCAATGAGTCCCTTATTACCCGAGCAAGAAATTATCTTGCTGACGAATTCTTACGTTCTGATTGCACCCACTTATTATTCTTAGATTCCGATATTCACTTTAATCCTCAAGATGTTATTGCTTTGTTAGCTTTGGATAAAGAAGTTGTTGGTGGTCCGTATCCAAAGAAAGCAATTAAGTGGAAATCAGTAAAGAAAGCAATCGAAAAAAATCCCGATATTGATGCCGGACTTTTAGAAAAAGTTACTGGTGATTATGTGTTTAATCCAGTTAAAGGCACAGCACAATTTTCTGTTACTGAGCCATTAGAAGTTATGGAAATTGGCACAGGATTTATGATGATTGACCGAGTTGTGTTTCCTAAATTTGAAGCTGCTTATCCAGAATTGAAGTATAAACCTGACCATGTCGGCCAAGCCAACTTTGATGGCACACGATATATTCATGCTTACTTTGATACCGTTATTGATAAACAATCCGAAAGATATCTATCAGAAGATTATATGTTTTGTCAATGGTGGAGAAATATTGGTGGAAAAATCTACCTCTGTCCTTGGATGAAAACAACACACATTGGAACATATCACTTTCAAGGGGATATGCCAGCTGTTGCTAATTTTGTTGGAGAAATGTAATGTCCACTTTCATGGTTAGCGAAATGTCGGAGAAGGATCGTCCAGTAAATAAATTAGTATCGGAAGCTCCTTATCATCCTGGTTATGAAGATGCAGTAATGGCACCAACAAAAGAAATTGGTCGTAAATTTGATGGCGGCAAATTAGAATACGGTTTGTTACCACCATTAGCATTAGAAGAAGTGGTAAAAGTATTAACATTCGGCGCTCAAAAATATGAGCGTGATAATTGGCAAAAAGTTTCGGATGCCAAGCGTAGATATTTTGATGCACTACAACGGCACATTTGGGCATGGAAAAAAGGTGAACAAATTGATCCGGAATCTGGTATACATCACCTAGCACACGCCATGTGCTGCTTGATGTTCCTGTTTGAACATGATATAATGTATTCTAAGTAATAAATTTTACATAATGGAGAAACAAATGAAGTTATCAAATGAAACACTAACAGTATTAAAGAATTTCTCGGCAATTAACCAAGGAATTCAATTCAAAAAAGGCACCAAACTTACCACCGTTTCTGCTGGTAAAACGGTTCTTGCTCAAGCCAATCTTAAAGATACCTTTCCACAAGATTTTTGTGTGTATGATTTAAACCAATTTCTATCGGTTCATTCATTACATAAAGATACTACTGAAATTGATTTTGATGATTCAAATATCATTTTTAAATCTGGTCGCAGCAGTACCAAGTATCGTATGACCGCTAAAGAAATGATTGTAACTCCTCCAGAAAAAGAAATTACTTTACCTTCTGTTGATTGTTCCTTTACATTAACGGCTGAAGATTATGATTCAATCATGAAAACTGCCAGCGTTCTTTCTTCACCACATATTGCCGTTAGTTCTGATGGTGATAATGTTGAGTTGGTTGCCTTTGATGCCAACGATAATTCAGCACACACCAATTCAATTCAGGTTGGTGCTGGTAACGGGAAGAAGTATAAGATTGTTTTCAAAACAGAAAATATCAAACTTATTCCTGGTTCATATGATGTTCAAATTTCTTTTAAAGGCATTGGACATTTCAAAAACACCAAAGAAGATATCCAATACTGGATTGCCTTTGAAGCTAAAGAAACAAAAGTGAGCGAATAATGCTTTATAAATTTACAGAAACAAAATCACAATCCGTCATTGCTATCAATCCTCGTCATGTGGTTGCCGTGTTTGAAACCATGGAAGAAGGCGAATTTAAAGGCAAGACCATTTTAAATCTAATCAATGGTGCAGTTGCTATTGATGAGGACCTATTAACAGTTATGGGTATTTTGGAGGCAAGATAATGACCACCGTTCAAACCTTGTTTGGCACCTTTGATGATGTACAATTAAAAGCACTCAAAGGTGCCATTGATGAAATTAATGTATCAATGCGTTTAATCGAGGTTCAGAATAATCAAATTAAAGATATCGTGGACGCAATGCACGATTCATTAAAAGTTCCTAAGAAAATTGTTAAGCGTATGGCTAAAGTCCATTTTAACCAATCGCTAGAAACAGAGATTGCAGAGTTTAAAGAATTTGAAGCATTATTTGAAGGTATTACAGAAGTTAAGTAATCCAATTATGAAGTATTATATTATGGGAGTTTTGAATGGAACATTTATTATGGGTCGAGAAGTATCGACCACAAAAAGTGGAAGATTGTATTCTACCGGATGCAATCAAGTCCACATTCATGGAATATGTTGCTAGAAAAGAAATACCGAATCTACTATTATCAGGTACAGCAGGTGTTGGTAAAACGACAATCGCTAAAGCCCTCTGTAACGAAGTTGGTTGTGACTATATTGTTATCAACGGCTCTGATGAATCTGGTATTGATGTTCTCCGCAATAAAATTAAAAACTATGCTTCATCGGTTTCCCTCGCTGGTGGCCGCAAAGTTGTTATCATTGACGAAGCCGACTATCTAAATCCTAATTCCACACAACCAGCATTGCGTGGTGCCATCGAGGAGTTCTCCTCAAATTGTTCGTTTATCTTTACTTGTAATTTTAAAAATCGAATCATCGATCCAATCCATTCTCGGTGCTCGGTTATTGATTTTAAAATTAATGGTTCCAAGGCCAAAATGGCTGCGGCTTTCTTTAAACGTGTTGAATGGATTTTGGAACAAGAAAAGGTAACATATGACAAAGAGGTCGTTGCGGCAGTTATTACAAAACACTTTCCGGACAATCGAAGGATTCTTAATGAGTTGCAGCGATATTCAGTTGCTGGTACCATTGATAAAGGTATCCTCAGTAATATTGCTGATATACAACTTGATGCTCTTATCACATCATTAAAAGATAAAGATTTTGCATCAACTCGAAAGTGGGTCACATCCAACTTGGATAATGATCCAGTTAAAATCTATCGCAAACTCTATGATACTCTTTATGAAGTATTGAAGCCCGCATCGGTACCACAACTGGTACTCATTCTGGCCAAGTATCAATATCAGGCAGCTTTCGTGGCCGACCATGAGATAAACATGGTGGCTTGCTTGACAGAAATAATGGTGGATTGTGAGTTTAAGTGATGCCAGATTTATTCAAAGAAATTCTGCCATCAATCCTACAAACCAAAAAATCAGTATTCCGAGATGAAATAGATTTCAAAGAATATAATCCTTGGATCATCAATCGAGCTTTATCTTATCACATGGATTGTGTCCTCTATGCGAATGAGATGAATCGTTACTCCAGCCTAGATCCGGACATACAATACCAGTATCTTCTAAATACTATTAGGTCTATGAAACGGAAATTTCAACCGTGGCAGAAATCAGAGACCGATAAAGATATTGAATGTGTTAAGCAGTATTTTGGTTATTCTAATGAAAAAGCCGAAGAGGCTTTACGGATTCTTACCCCCGAACAAATCGCTGAAATAAAAGCAAAAATAATTAAAGGCGGAGTGAACAAGTAATGATTTCAATTATTGATTTAGTTGAAGTTACATTAGATGAAAAGGATGACTTCCTAAAGGTCAGAGAAACCCTTACTCGCATCGGTGTGGCTTCTAAGAAAGATAGAATATTGTACCAATCGTGCCATATTCTTCATAAGCAAGGCCGTTACTACATTGTGCATTTTAAGGAATTATTCGCCTTGGATGGTAAACCAGCTGACATCTCCGAAAATGATTTATCTCGTAGAAATGCAATTGCTAAGTTGTTATCCGATTGGGGATTGGTTAAGTTGGTAGATGCCAAACAAATCGAAGAACCGCCTCCTATCTTCCTATCACAGATTAAGATACTTTCCCACAAGGAAAAAGATGATTGGGAATTGACACCAAAATACAATATTGGCAAAAAACCAGGATCGTATTAATACCAAAAATAGCTTGACAATTATTGGTTAATGTGTTATAAATATGGATGTAGATGCCTTAGGGGTCTACAATTTTGATTAACTCGCTTGAATTTAAGGAGAAACACATGACAAGCACAACTTTAACTACATTCTTTCCACACCTGGAAAACCTCCACAAAACTTTAGATCCTTTTACGGTTGGTTTTGATGATGTTCTTACACAAATACAAGAACTATCACAAACTGCTGCTAAATCGGTTCCTGGTTATCCTCCATACAATATCAAACAAGTCAAAGATAACAAGTATGTTATTGAAATGGCTGTTGCTGGCTTTGCCAAAACTGATATTGAAGTAACATTGGAAGGCAACAAACTAGTAATCAAGGGTGCCGCTAAAGAAGAAGATGTAGAAGATAAGAATTACATTTTCAAAGGTATCGCAAACCGTAATTTTGTTCGCCAGTTTACATTGGCCGATAAGATTGAAATCAAAGATGCCGAAATCGTTAATGGTATGTTAAAAGTTTGGCTAGAAAATCTAGTCAAGGCTCAAGATGCTATTAAAAAGATTTCTATCAAGGGCGGAGAATGATTAATGCCATCAAAAAGTTTTTCTCAACATTAATTGAAGTTGCCCAAGAAACTAAGAAACTACAAGCCGAAGAATTCAAGAAGAGGTATTTTCAAAGATGAATTGGTGGCCGGTCTCCGATGAAGAATGGGAAAGATTAAATTATCCCGAGAAATTCAAGAAGTGATATTTGCCGTTACTAGGTGGAAAACAATCCATCTAGTAACTGGTAACCATTGACAAACGTAGTTTTTTGTGTTATAATTATATTATGAAAA